TAGATATCCACTAGCAAATGATATGTAACCACTTGCTACTACACCAACTCCTAAACCAACAGCACCGCCTGACGAAGCTGTATTTGACTCCCCTAATGCAACTGATCTAGATCCACTGGCAACATTGTTAAATCCAGCAGTTAAAGTGGCATCACCACTTGATGTATTCATTCTACCTAAAGCAGCCGCTCCAAATCCACCACTTGCAGTACATTGATTTCCGAAAACAAAACAATTGCTTGTTGTTGTAGTATTGGATGTACCAAAAGCAACGCTACCATCACCATCAACTTGATTTTCAAATCCACCAGCAATTGAGTAAGTTCCAGCAGCTTTATTCCAAATTCCACCTACTATTGTTGAATAGTTACCACTAGCAATTCGCCAATTAGCATTTCTAACCATTTGTAGGTCAACCGCACCAGTTCCACGCTTATTACCACCTGTTGTTGTATTATCAGGTATTGCCAACATAAAAGCCCCTGTACCTTTAGGAACTAAAGCAATATCTGCATTAGCCGTTGATGCTACTGCTGTTAAACTGTCGACATTTACTGTAGCATTTGGTGCTGCTGTAGATTGAGCTTCTGTGAAATATGTTAGACCTGAAGGTAATGCAGTCCAAGATCCATTACCACTAGCATCAGATGTAAGAACATATCCTGCAGTAGGAGATGTTGTCATTTGGAAAGTAGTAGTCTTAGTCTTACCTACTACATCTAACTTTTCTGTTGGCGTTTCAGTACCAAGACCTATGTAACCTTTTGTAGCACCTGTACCTTGAATATGTATATGTGAAGTACCAGTTGCATCAATACCTGCATAGAATCTAATATAGTCAGCAGTCCCTACTCCTGGAGGATTTAGAAAGTTTAGACCATAAGTTGCGTTTCCTGCATAAAAGAAAGCATCACCTACTTGTCCATATCCTACATAAGTTGGATCATCCCATGCGCGCATTCCCATTTGAAAACCTGCTGCAGGATTAAGCCCAAAAGCAGGAACAGATATACCAAATCTTGGAACACCTGAAGCTTTACCTTCTATTTGTAAATACCCACCTACACTGTTTGGAGTATATCTAACATCACTATTTGTACCATCAAATAACAATGTATTAGTATTCATTGTAACAATTCTATTACCTGCTAATGTTCCATCAGCTGTATAAATATTGTCATCAACTTTATTATTGAATGTATTCCAATCAGTAGATGATAAGTATCCATTAGATGCTACCCCAGATTGAGAAATGCTAATTGCAGGTGTAGTACCTCCTGAAGAAGCAATTGGTGCTGTACCTGTAACAGAAGTTACTGCTCCTGTAGGTACAATCTGATTAAGCGTAGTTGTTGATACAGAATAATTAGTTGCTCCTTCTGTATGGAAAGTAATTGGAGAGGATAGTGGTTCAGTATTCTGTGCTTTTACTTTTATAACTATTCTATCTGTTGTTAATAAACTTGTTGATGGAAATACACCATCTGTTAAAGTCATAGCAGGAGAAGCACCTGGTGTTACTGAAACACTATCTGTTGTAAGCAACAAAGTTTCAATACCACCTAAATCTCTTTTATAAACCTCTACATATATATTGAATAAATTAGCTCCTGTTCCACTAAAGTGTAAATAGAAAGACCAAAGTCCTGCAGGAATATTAGTTGTTCCTGGTGTTCCACTTGGTGTTTGAAAGGATTGAATAGTTGACGTTGCACCTGCTCCTATAGTTGTTAATATTGTTTGCTCTACAGCTCCTGTTGGAAATGATGAAAACTCTTTATATGGGGCTTGTGTAACAGTTTCATTTAAGTAATAAGTTACATTACCCATTCCTCCTGGAATGTTTACAGTAACATCATCTCCTATAGCAGAGGCAGTTACACCGTCTCCTGTAAAGTTTATACTATTTACGTCAGAAGTAACTGTTACAGATTCTTCTTGTACCGCTATTCTTCTTTTTATATTGATGTCAGTTCCCATCAGTATGTTTTATTAAGTGTAAATATTTCTGAGTAAATAGAGTTAGCTGCATTAGTTGAACCCCATTGTACTGTTATTGCTAGTGTATTACTTATTGTAGTATCAAACGTAGTGTTATTTTCTACACTAAAATTTGAACCTTCAAAAGCATTACTTGCATCTTTAGAGTAAGTAAACTCACCACCAGACACAATTGATGCTACGCCTGTTGCACCTAAAGCTCTTACTGTAAAATCAATGTCAAGCTTAAAGTGTCTAGATGTAATTTGAGGAAGAGTAACTAATCCAGTATCTGCTAATAACACAGCATTAGATTTAATTCTAATTCTTATTGTTTGGTTATTAGCTGAAGATATATGCCCCTTTACTATTGCATGAAAACTATCTCCAACTTTAAACATATTAGCGGGTACTGTTAAACTACCCAATCCTCCATCAATCAAAGAACTCTCTACTGTTGTACCTGTAACAGGTGTACTAGTAGCAGTCTGAGTATATAACCTACTCAAGTAACCGTAAGGATTGCTTACGTATTTATCTACTTGAATAAGTGTACTCATTATGAGTTATATATAATTACTAACTCTGTTCCTGTTCCATTATAAGCAATAGTGCCTGCAGCATAATAATTATTTAATGCTCCTGCTCCAAAATTAAGAGTCTCTCCTGGCTTAATAGTTCCACCAAGAATGGTTCCATTGGCAGATCCTACATTAGATACAGAAAAATCATACACTGCAGGTGCAATAGTTCCAGATCCAGTTGCTCTTAGCAATACTGGAGTTCTTGTAGCAGAAGTAGTGTTAGATACTATTTGTGCTAAGTAACTATTTGGATTAATGTAAGTAATAGGTTCCGCGGGTGTCCCTGGGGTATTACTTCCTGCTTGATAATAAACAGGCGCATCAAAGCTTCCTGTAGATTGATTATATACTCTAATCTCTAACCAAGTAATGCTGTCATTATCTACTACTAGTGCTGCCTCATATTCAGTACCTGCTTGAATAGCTGTTAAAATTAAGCTAGAAAGTGCTTCTACATTTTTTAATGTATTTTCTGTAGCTAAACCTGTTCCAGGAGTAACTGAGCCAACGCTAACCAATAGTTCTTCTTGGCCTGTTACTTTTGCTCTAGTATTGCCGTCTCTTCCTAATATATTTACATTTAAATTTGGCATGACTTTTAATTTTTATGCTAAGTTACTATTTTAAAAATTATTGTGCTAAAGAGTCTAGCAAATTAGCAAATGCATTAATTTTTCCTTTATTAGTATTAGATAAACTACTGTAATTTATTTCTACAATTTCTTCATCTGCTCCTGAAACAACTACATAAGCTAAAATCATAAAGTTATGTGCTGAGTTTAAAATACTTACAAAAGAATGTGCCCCTACTAAATTAAGAAAATTAGCACATATTGCTTGCTGTTCTGGGGTTGCTTGATCTAAATTAAGTGAAAAACTTTTTCCATCTTGGGTCTTACCAAAAACTGTTTCTAGACCAGCATCTCCACTATTTGTAATATTTATATTAAATGACATATTATATAAAGTTTAAAGATTTGACATTTACATCTTGTATAAATCCTGTTGGAGAAAGCAAATCTACAATATTTGTATCGTTTGGTTTTGCTGATCTACAATTATGTATTCTAACATTGTTGACTGGCTGTCCAGCTGCTGAATTTCTAATAAAGAAACCTATATCATCTCCTCCTGAATAAACAGAGTTATATACGTTTAAAGTAGATGTTGTGGTATCTTTCCATATAGCAGCTATATTTGGATAAGTTGCTCCTAAGCCAAGTGTATGCAAATGACAGTTTTCTACAAATACTTCTGAGCTACCTGCTACACTAAATACAGGATACCCTTCTGATCCTACTCTGGTATTCCAATTTAAAAGTGTTCCGTTTCTAAACACTACTCTAGAGTTGCTGAGTATATAACCTATAAGGTTATTTGATTTTACATCACCATTTATTATTGTTCTGCAAGCAGCACTTGATCCTTGACTATAAATACCAAACTGATTTTCAGCATAAATATTACCGTTTACTATAAGTGTGCCCCATGATACATCCCATCTCTGAATCATGCCTGATTGAGCACCGTAATATGCCACAGATGTATCTGAGTACATATTACCGTTAAATACGATCTCACATCCACCACTACCACCTTGTACGTTAATTACTGCCTTCCAGAATCCTCCGTAGTAATTTGTAGCCTTTAAAAAATTTCTTGGGCAAGTAACTATAGACTTTCCAGAAAAATCAACGAACCCATATAACTTATGAGCGCATAAATGCTCTTGAGATATTTCTATAATTCTTGTACCTGATCCAGAGTTAAATATATTAATTCCTCCTTCAATAGTCTCGCAATCTAATCTTCTAGCCTTAAAATATGTATTTGCTCCATTCTGAGCTTCAAATGCCCATCCAACGCAAATCATTTCATCTACTTCTACACTTATATTACTAGTGTTTCCAGTTATCTTTATATTAGAAAAAGCAAGGTTAGTTACCCATCTAGATTGACCGTAAAAATTACAATTAACACTTAATCCCAAATCATCAATTCTTGAATTACCTGTAAATAGCACTCCAGGTTCGCAATACACATCTACATAGTCAAGAAATTGCATATTCTGATTGAAGTATATTCCTCTTCTAATATAAACAAGAGCTCTATTATTAGTACTTGGCGCACCGCTACTAGCGTCAAGCATAGCTGCTCCAGGAGTAATATAAGGTTTTCCAAAGTCATTTTGAGTACCTGTGTCATCATCGCCATTAGTACTATCTACAAAAAATATATTTGCATAGTTAATAGTTCCTCCTACAGCAGATAAAGGATTTGCTAAAGTTCCTGCTCCTAAAATAGAACCGTCAGTAATAACTCCGTTAAATTCTATAATAGGATTTTTTGGATCTTTATTGTCTACAACAACTACTGAATTATTATTATCTTTTAAAGACTCTACCCCATCTCCTATGGCAGTTACAATTCCGTTTTCATTTTTATACGAAATTTTTTTACTATTTAAATCATAAAAAATTTCATTTTTATTTGCTATAAACGGTACTTTAATTTCAGGATTTAATAACATATATTAAGAATTTAGTAAGTGTTTAATTTGAGAATAAGTAATAAAATTATAGTCTGTTGTATCGTCTATTATATCTCTACTGTCATAACAATTTAAGATTTCTAGAGCTCTTTTTTTATTCATTAACTCATTTAAATCGTCACAGCAGTCTCCCATTCCATATTGTAATTTTTGAACGTATTTAAAAACACATTTAGCAAATTCACATTGTTTTGCCCAAACTAATATATCATAACATTCTTCTGGATCATTAGGATTTGGTAAAGGTGCTGGATTTGGCTGTGGTGGAGGTATAGGAGGAGTACAGTCTAAAGATGTTTCAAATAATGTTGCTTCTATATTTTCTAGAACCCAATTATTACTACTAGGGCAACTAGGAGGAAATTCTGAAGAGTAACTAGCTGCTAATACATTAAAGAAAGGATCATTAGTCGGCATGTTAGTATGTACTAACCATTGCCCCGTACTATAATCATAGTAGATTATAAGATCTATTAGTAGAGGGCTTCCTGGTCCTCCAAAATCTGCAGTAAAAATATAATAGTTATATCCAGAAATTGTTCCTGCAGGATTTAATGTTACTGTAGTAGTTTCAGTTGCTTTAAAAAATCTATAACTTACTACTAACTTACAATTACATAAATGCTCTGTATAAGTCGCCTCTGTTACTGTTGTAAAGCTCTCTGCTTCAGGTCCTGGACTTATTAAGTTCCAACTAGTAACTGGTACTAAAGGATTTACTGGACAATCTGGATTTGATAAGCTAATATAAGTAGCTATATCTGTAATAGTTATACTTCCATTATCCTCTACTATATAACTTCCGAATACCCAACTTGTTCCATTCCAATATATAATATAATAAGGAGGACCTACTGAAGTTATTAAATAATAAGGTTTACCATTTAAAATTCCATCAGCATGCACAGTGTCTGAGATAATAATAATATCACCAGGAGCACTATAAGTAAACGATATAATATTACCGCAACTCATTATGATTTAATAATATATCTCATTACTAAATAAGGCTGCATGTTTCCGTGAGCATCACCATTTAAACTATCTGAAGTACCGTCTCCTGTTTCTCCTGTATGGATATGGGCGCCATCATCGTAAGGAAAAGCTCCAACTCTTTTAAATGTTGGGCCTACTGCTCCTCCTTCATCCATATCCCAAGTAGTATCTGGCGGCACATCTCCTCCTTCTAAAATAGCATTAAAAGAATATCCCCCATCATGATCGTGATTACCTGGATTAGTGATAGATGCTCCATCAGTACCATTTCCAATTACGTGTTGGTGAGGAGGAAGTTCTTGTTTAATAAGAGATATTGTCCAATCTCCACCAGTTGCTCCAAAAGTACTTGTATCATATAAACCTCCTGTAGTATTGGCTCCTGAACCTACAATTACTCTAGCTTGAAGATCAGGTAGTTTAAAATATGTAGGACCATTTATTGGAATACCATAAGTATTTCCAATAACTGCATATAAAGCAGGAAAAGAAGAAATTGGAACTTCTCCTCCATTACATACTAACCATCCTAAAGGAATTGTAGAACCTGTTTTTCCTGACCATGCTAAAACACATCCAGTAGGCGCTACTCCTTCAATACCTTGAGGTCCTTGTGGACCTGTCGGACCTGTTGGACCCGCTGGGCCTGTAGCTCCTGTGGCACCAGTTGCACCTGTAGGTCCAGGTGCTCCTGGGGCGCCTGTTAAATCATCGGTTGTAAAAGTGGTTCCGTCTGAGTACGTAAATGTATACGTCCCATCTCCGTTATTAACAGTGGCTATAATTCCTACTCCATCTTTTCCTTGGAGAAGCGTTATTCCTTTACAATCATTACAAGTGCACATATATTATTTATTTACATCCTGCGCAGCCACAGCCACAATCAGAAACAGTTTTACAATAAGTTGTAGCAGCATTTAAAATAGCATCTGCTGTGTCAAAATCACCACAAGCAAATGCTGATTTAATACCATATATAAAAACTTCCATTTGGTTAACTTGATCTTTTAATTTAGCCGCTTCTGGCCCTGAACAAGCATCTATTAGTTTTAATACTAATTTATCTTTGCATGCGCAAAGATTACAAATAAAAAGTACGTTTTGTCTTTGATTAGTGTATACTGCGGTAGCAGTTTCTACTGTATATAGTACATAGTATATACCATCTCCTGCAAACCAAGCAGCATCAGATATAACTGTTCCTTGTACGGGTACAGGGTTATTATACAATAATGTATATAAATCTACAGTACCTCCTTTAATTATAAAATTAGCTAAAGAATTAGAACCTGTTACTGTAATAGGGCCTATGGTTTGTGCTATATTTATAATATAAGTTCCGCCGTTATTATTTCCAGTACCAGTGCCTAATGCTATAATTTGTGTTCCTGGAAGAATACCTGGTCCTGTAAGATATTGACCTACTGCAAAAATTCCTGAAGTATGAGTAGTGTCGGTAAAGACTGTACCTGCAATAGATCCTACGCCTATTGCTGTTGTCACTCCACTATCTGAAAATGGTAAAATATTTACGTAAGCTGAAGTGACATCTGTTGTAGTAACAACATTAGCTCCGCCCCATCCGCCTGTGTTATCTGTTGCGTTATAGGGATTTGTAGTTTCTGCAAGTGAAATTTTATTACACTTGTTGCCTAAAGTTAAAGATATACTAGGTAATAGAGGCATGCTAAAATTTTTTATTAAAGTTAATAAAAAAATAGTAGCCCGCCACTGAAGACAGCAAATGTGGCAGGCTACTGGGGGTTGGAGAATTACTCGTTAAAGCTTGCTGGAGTAAGACCAAATGCAAGAACTAATTCTTCACCAGAAGAACCAGAACCAGCAAGTGTACCTACACCTGCAACGTTAGTAAGGTTAGCATAGAATAATGCATTACCTTGTCCTCCGTCAACAGATACAAGTCCTTTGATATCTTCTTCCCAAGTAATGTTAAGAGCAGAGTATTTACTAGTAAGTGCAGTTGCACCTGTAGTAACACCTGGGATTTTAACTTCTTGATCTCTTGGAGTAGAAGGAACAGCCAATTGGTTGTTTTGGCCTTCATATCCATAAGAAAGATATTCATCCATTGCAACTTGTTGCCACATTCCATTTCCGTTAAATGCACCTTGAATATGTGTTACAAGAGTTGCAGTATTAGAGAAAGTAGCAGTAAAGCGATTTGCATAGTAATCACGGAAAGTGTTTACGTTGAAAGGCGCTTGGATACCTGTGATAAGTACACCAAAGTTAGCTGTAGCTGCAGTAGCCGCAGTAATACGACGAACGTTAGCAACTGCAATAGAACCTGTTGCACCTACATAAGGAGTGTCAAGTGTAATGCTATTAGGCGAGTTAACTGCAACTACTTTATAAACTGGAGTATTAAGAGTAGTACCTCCTAAACGGATATAATCTCCTACAGCAACGTTGGTAACAGTACCGTTTAATACTACTCCTTTAGATCCATTAGTTACATCAAAAGTTGTAACAGTACCTGCAATAGCAGCACCTGCATTATCACAGATTGCTTCAAATTTCAAGTAATGGTTTGCAGGCTCATCTTTAAAGTTAAGATATCCATTTTTAACCAATGCTGAAGCTAGTTCTGCTTGAGTACCTGTTGCATCTGTTTGTACAGGACCTGCAAACAAACTCATAGGTTGAGAACGGTTAGCAGCATCGTTATCACGCTTACGAATTTTGATCCAGAAATCAGTGCTGTTAGCTACAGGAAGAGCTCCTGCTGCAGTACCGTCAAATCCAATTGCTGTAATTTGTTGAGCAGCTGACTTAAACTTAGCAATCGTAAGTTTTACTTTTCCTTTTGTCAACACTGGAGTTTTCATCAAAGGCACTCCTACTCCTTTACCTTGTACAATACGGAATTGATCACCGTTTGCAAGAGCTGTATAAGCTGCTGCATTTAGACGACGGTTTCCAAGATCAGTAAGTACAACAGCTCCTTTTGCCAAATTGGCATCAGTAACAACCGTACCAGCTGCTGGCAAACCTGCCGCTGTTTGTGCGCTATCATCTAAGATAACCGAAAACACTTTGTTTGCTTTTCTAAACATTTTGGTTTGTTTTTAAATTATTACTCGTTTTTATTCTAGTTCCTTAAGAGGTTCTATTATTTGCAATTTTTGTTCTTTTATTCTTTCCATCATTTCATCTGCTGCCATTTGAACTATAATTAAATGAGTAGACTCATCTAATTCAGAGTTTCTTTGGTTAACAGGAGTTGTTCTGTCTACTACTATTTGTGATGGATTTTTTAAGTATCGCATGTGGTAATCAACAATATTAAAAGTTCCATCTGTAAATAGTTCGTGACGTTTTGCAGTTGCAGGAGCTGCTGGATTGACTCCATCTACAAATCGAGAAAACTCAGATCTCCAAACTCGTGCATCTCCATAAGACTTATAAAAAGGTCTTTTGTACTTACTCCAATTAAATCTTTGCATTTCATTATGACTTATAGGCACAATGTATGCGTATATAGGAGTATTAGTTCCGCACTCTGTTTTATCAATTGTACACTCTTCGTAAATAGTATACATATGATCTGACGGTAAATCAAAGAACTTGCCTGCAACATTTGAGTTAGTTATTACGCCAACTTGTGATGCTGAAGGAGTAAGGGAAGGAGCGTCTTTAATTAACGCTCCTAATCCTTGGTTTCTTATTTCAATTTCCTGAAAGCCTTTGCCTTTTCGGTTATTTAGCTCGTCGTAAAACTTTTTAATATACAAAGTTTCGGCAATGTTTAGAACAGAGGTTATTTCAAAATCCTCGTACCCTGGAGAACCAAAACTTGAACTTCTGTCAAGTATTCGTTCTACTTCATTAGCCATTTCGTTTGCAGTCATCAGTTACGTTTTGCTAAATCAATTTTTGCTTTTATTCTAAGTTTTACTTCTTGATTATCTGGGTTAAGAAGATAATTTACAACATCTGTAAGTTCTCCTAGCTCAGCGCCATTATCAAGAGTGTATCTCTTTTCACCTTTGCGTATAATTGCTCCGACTTCTACAGCCTCTTGAACAAATATACGTTCATTGTATTGTGGATGGTTTACAATTTCTAAGAAGTATTGAGGGTTGTTTTCAACAACTGTTAGTACTTCATTTTTTAACCAGTCCTCAGTAGCAGTTGCTGGAATGGTTCTACCAAGAGATTTAATAAATCCAATAGTATTTTTCTTGCTACTTGTAACCTCTGCAAATTTAGTATATGCCTGAGCTTTCAAGTTTGCTTCTTCTAGCTTCTTAACTGTTACTTTACTTTCTTCTACTATCATAAACTCGTAGCTTGCTTTAAGCGTTCTCTCTTCATAAGAAGGTGAGATCATAGTTTTATTAGATAATAGAATCTTATATTTTAACATGTCAAGAGGTTGATTTAAATTTAGAGTAGTACCTTCTTTTGTAAGAATAACTCTACCTCTTCTATCACTTCTCCAGAAATTATTTTCTGCAGCTAGTGTAGGGTTCAAATCAACTCCTAACTCTTTTTCAAAGAACTCTTTTTCTGTCATCCCATTTGGATAACTTTCCATGTATTTTTGGATTTTTACTCGTTTTTGATCATCCAAAATTACATTTACTCCGCCTCCTCTTGTTTCGCTATTAAGCGGCACTTGGTAGCTTCGTTTTGTTTTATTGAGCAAGAATGGATCTTTTGATCGATCTTGTCCTGCTACTAAAAGGTTACTCCATTTACCTCCTGATTCTACGGGTTTTACTGTTACAATCTTATCTAGTAAAAAACTACCATAGATTACTTTTTGTTTTTCTGCTGTCTCCATTTTTGCTGTCTTTATTAATTCTCTTTTTTAAAATGCTCCCCTGGAGCTTTCAACTTCCAGGGGAAACATTTTGGGCTTATTATCGAGCCACGTTCAAACGTAGGTCAACTACTTTTGTAGGGTCTTCGATCATCAATCCACCCCATTTTTGGAAGTGAACTTCATAACCGTCAACTCGTGATGCAACCATTTTAGGTGCTCCTTTTCCTGCAGGAGAGAATGGATCTCTCATACCTGGGATGTATGCCCAGTTGTAATCTGGAACTCCTTTTGGTTTAACTCGGTAGATACCTGCAGTATCTCCATAATCCAAAGCAAGGATACGGTGAGATTCTACGATACCTTTTCCATCAGGATGACGTTGTGGGAAGTATACATCATCATCGAAGAAATCAAGGATCTCAACCATGATAACAACTCCGTTGTACCATTCGTACACGTTCCACTGTGGCTCCATAGCTCCTTTAGTGTTTTTACCACCAAGGTTACCTGGATCAGTGTCACGGAACAAGAATTTATCAGAAATTACTGTGAATTTACCTGTTCCTGTTTTAGCTTGAATTTGCTTAGAGATTTCGATAGCACCGAATTCACCTGTTAGCAAGTGGATAACACGTTTTCCACGCTCAATCTTACCAACACCCATATCAAGCAACAATTCCAAATGCCAATCAAGGTCATAAGTATTGTAGTAATGAACGTTAGAAGGAGCGATTTGATCAAAGAATCCTGCACCTGACTCAACAGCATATTTAGTCTTGTCATCTTTGTTCAAGTACTTATGATCAGCTGTCCAGTTTTTCTTACCGTACATCAACATACGAGCAAACATTTCTTCACACTGATGGTGAGCAACCATATCTTGGTAGTTAATCCAGATAGATTCTGTTTGTCCTTTGTAGTTAAATCCGAATTCAAGTGGTTCGTTTTTACCTTTGTTGATTGTGTTACCTGCTACTTCATACTCCATACGTAGAGTAGAAGGACGGTTTTCCATTCTCCAAGGAGAAGTAAAGTAAGGCTTAGCTCCTTGATAAGAAAGAGTTGAAGGAGAAAGCGAGTAAAATTTAGACCAACGTGAACCGATAGCCAACTCATCAGAAGGGATAGTTTTGTTTGCGTTGTCAGTCAACAACTCAACTTCAACTTTGTAACGAGAACCTGCGTCCATTGCCTTCTTAACAAGAAGATGATAGTCATCAAGATCTCCACGTAGTACGTTTGTTTCTTCGAACAATGGTTCGTCAAAGATCAAATAAAAACGTTGTCCATTTGCTCCAATGTTTGCTGGGAAAGTACCTGCGGAAATAGTAAGTCCGTCGATAGTTTCAGCATCTACTAATGGAAGGTTTTTGTCGTGCTGACCTTGTAGCAACCAGTTGTAGAATCCATTCTCCTGCTCAACTTCTTTTACAGGGAAACGGTCAACAAACTCGCGCAATTTACCTTGAAGATTAGTCTTGTAGATCTCTTTGATCACGTTGCTAATCAACTGAGGTTTTTGTTGGTACAAAGAATGGAAGTGGTTATCTGTAACCAATCCATTGTAATCTTTTGCCTCGTACCTTTGTAATGGAAGTAATTGAGCCATTTTTTGTTTTTGTTACTTGTTAAACGGTATATATTTATTTTCTATTTACTGCTTTTTCTAAGAGACTTAATATCCCTTCAGTTTTTTGTGAAGTTTCAACCGAAGTATTTCGGCCTACACCTCTTTCATCTTCTGCTGCAATTATTTTGTCTAACTCTGTAATTGCTGCAGTTTTTGCTACTGTTTTTAATTTAGAGATGTCTGGTTTAAATTTGCCATCTTTATCTAAATTAAAAAGTCCTAGTGTGTCATAGTAATTAATTAACATCTCAAACTCTACAGGATTTCTCTGTTGTTTGTACATTAAAGAATTAAACTCTTTTCCTGTTTTAGGGTCTTTATGAACAGGATTCATAATATTGTTTTTAAGTTTATCTCTGGATATTTTATTAAGATTTAATCCGTCAATAAAACTATCTCTAGCATCAATATTATCAAGAAGTTCTTTAAAGGCTTTAGTTTGTGCTTCTATTTCAGCTTTTGTTTTTGCCTCTTTACTTGCTTTAGCTTCATTAACAACTTGTTTTGCTTGATTCTTTAATTCAGGAACAGCTTTAAGAGCTTTGTCTTCAAGTTTATTAACTGCTATTGCATCTTCAATTGCTTCTACAGCTTGATCATGAGTAAAGTTTTTAGCTATCAGCTGATCATAATAAATCTGCTGTTGAAGCTTTTCATTTCCTTTAATGTCTTCTTCTGACACAGTTTCAAAGAACTCTAATCTTTGTGCCATCAAGATTGCTTGATCTGTTTCATCAAAAGCGTCTTCTATTTCTAGAAATCTTTTCTTTTCTGCTGACAAACCTTTTTTCCAGTTTTCTTGCTTGGCATTAAAATTTGTTTCAACTGTTTTGTTTACTAATTCTTTGATTGAGTCTAGAGTTCCTGGAAGTTCATCAAGTTTTTCCATTTCTTCTATAGTTAATACTCCTGCATTAACTAACTCTTTCATCAAAGCTTTGTAAACTACTTCATTCCTGTTCTCGCTAGAATCAGTTTTAGAAGTTGTCTCAGAAGTTGTTATTGTTTTTTCTGTTGTTCCAGAGTCTCCACTCTCCGCTGCTACAGGTTTAAACAATCCTCCTTCTTCAACTTCTTCTTTTTTTGTCCCTTCTTCCTCCTCAGAACCGCCACCTTTTACAGCTGCATTTAGTTCTTCTGGAGACATTATTTGAAGTCCTTCAAATAATTCTTCATTTTCGGTACTCATATTTGCTGTCTTTATTTAGTTACAATATTAAAATTATTTTTATAAAGCGTTTTAAAGATGTTTATAGTATTTGCTATAATCTTATGGCTTTATTTTGATTCGCTAGATTTTTTGTTTAAAGCTAATCTTGCTAAATCTTCTTTTGCAAGATTTGCTCTTTGAGTTTCTGCAAGTTTGTTTTCAGCAATTCTTACTTGTTCTTTTTTATAGTATTCATCGATTTCTGTTCTTCTAACATCTAAGTAATCGTCAATACCATTAGCATCTGAATCTATTCTAGCTGAGTTTTCTGCTTTATCTGCAGCATGTCTTGCATTAGCACTTCCTTCTCTTAATCCTGCAATAGTAAGATCTGCTTCTATTTGCTCGCGTTTAACAGCAATTTCGTCATTATGTTTTTTAGTATCAAATGCCAATTTTGCTTGAGCTTGCTGATTTGCAAGTTGTGCAGCTTCTTGCTGTTGAGCAATTTGTTTCTCTTGCATTTGCTGTTGTTCTTCTTGAATTCTTTTAGCAGAATCTTCTAGACGTCTACCTACTTCTTGTACTGATTCAGATTGTGTAATAGCAATAAGATCACTGATTTTAGCTTGGCCATTTTGAATAGCTGCTTGTGAAAGAGCTCTTAAATCTTGGTACAACTGTGTATCATTAGTAGAGTTAGAAACGTGTAGGTCATATTCTGTGGATACAAACTCATCAAAATTTGATACCATTTGTTGGCCCATATCATCTAGTAAAAACTGACCTTTTTTAGGATATTTCTTGTAGGAATACTTACAGCACTCTAAGAATTTAGTAAGTACACGTTTACGGAAGTTAGCATCAATTGCAAACCATTTTTCAGTAATATGAGAAGTCTGAGATAGCTCACGCTCTACGTTACCAACTGCTTCTCTATTTTCTATTTGTCCTTCGCGTGCGCCTGTGACTCCTGCAAGTTTTCCTAAAGTATTTTCTATATCTAACATTAAGTTAGTGTACATGCCAATTTCATTAGGATCTCCTACTTGTATTTGCTGTGCTGTCAAAGTATTAAATGCTCCTGCTGATTTACCTTGAGAAGGGCCTTTAAGAATCTCGTTAGTAGGATCTAGCCAAGCAAACTTGTTAATAGTTACATAGCGCATCCATTCTTTAGGATCCCAGCCAGATGGCACCAGTGAGGAATTCAACGCAGTAAAAGAACCTTTATAAGTAGCTATAGCAAGTTCGCGTTTATAATATGCAATATCATATGAATAAGCCAAAGGCTTCATGATATCCATTAAACTTTGCACTTTATAGTCGTTTGTAGAATTAACAGACCCTACATACGGAGGAGTTCCTTTAGATTTATTAACTATAGATTTACTTGCATATGGTACAGGACGCATTACTGTGTAGATATGGTCAGCAATTTTAGTTCCTTCCATCCACTCGTTTACCCAAATCCATTTTACAGTTTCTCCTAAATCTTTATTTGGTTTATAGTCTTCAGGTACCCAATCTTTTTGTTCGTTTCCGTCTTCGTCAAAATATGTAAGTTCGCCGATTTTTCTTCTAGATCTCCAACATACTTTAAGTACACGTACATTTCCGTAAGTATCAAATGCTCCTGCAAATGTTCTAGTACCCATTTCATTTGGATGGAAAATGCTTAATGCTCCTTGTTCGCCGTAGTAGTCGTATACTGATACATCTCGGTTTAGACCAATACCACCGCCTCCCATAGAAGCATCTACTTTACCGCGCTCTAAGAAATCTACATCTTCTTCAGTAATCTCATCCCAATAATCATCAATAATTTGACCTATAGATTTATAACCATATTCAACTATAATATCCGCATCTTCTATATACATAGAGTTACCTCCCATTGTATATAGGTTCATAGGATTAACTCGACGCATTACTGGATTACCACCAAGAACTCCGCAATACATTATTTCTTCGCCTCCTGTAAGTAAATCTTCAAATGTGCGTAGAAATACAAAATCAAAGTCGCCTTCTTTATATTCTTTTTTTAAGATTTTATTAGCAGTAATTTCTGCTAAATCTTGAAAATCATAAGTTTGATAATGCTCAAGTGCCTTTAGCCTTTTTACTATCTCTTCTTCAGAAATAGAATCTGCTTGAATTATATTAGTAAGCTCTCCTCGAATTTGCTCCATTAAAGCTTCCTCTTTTCTAGAAATTCCATCTTTATCGTTAGCAGAAATATAAGCTTTAAATTCTTTTTTTCTTCTAGAGTATTCACCTAATAATAAATTAATCTTAGAGTTTTCAATGCCAATGTGTTGAAAACTTGCAGGCAGTGATTCTAAATCTAGATTATCAGGATTTATATACTTCTCAAAATCTTTTGAGTTTATAATATTAGCACGTAGGTTATAGTTGGCTTTTTTGTTCTTAAAATTAGAACGAAGGTTCACATCTGATGTGAGCAAGTGCTCTGCGAAGTCTATATTTTTTTTAAACCAATTGTCATCTTTTTTGCTATCAGGAAGCTTCTGGCGAGGGAAGCTAATATAGCCTTGCATTTTAACTGGTGAACTCATAGTAATTTTTTATATAATATACAAAGCTATGAATAAAAATTATTATTTATTGTGCCTGTAGGTTTCTTTTTTAGTACTCCCATTTGAGACCAGTATTCATGGTCCATAAAGCCTTTAATTTCTTCTACTCGTAAAGTACTCTCTTTATACATTGTAGAATCTAGCCACATTAACATGCCTAGTGCTGATACTCTATCAAAGTTACCATCAGGATTCCACATAATTAATTCAGTAATCATAGCAGGAGAATAAATAGTTTCATATACTCTTGTCTCTGATTTATCTGAGATTTTTTCTTGTAGCCAAGATTTAATTAAGTTTCTTGCTTCGGCGTTTACTGATCCTGATGCGTTAATACCTTTTGCAGTATTAGTTCCTGCTCTATAAGTATCTGCAGATCTTAACTGATATGGCGTTTCTGCTAACAAGTAAGTACATTTATTTTGGTCAAAATGATTATAGAGACCAATCAAGTTTTTCTCGTACATGCCTATGGCGTTGTAGTATAAGAGTAATTTACGGCAGATTTCATAAAAATCTTTTGCTTCTCCTGTACGGCCTGTGTACTCAGCAACTATTTGTCGTGTAAACCTGTTCATTACGACTATACATGGCAAAGAATCAGTAGTGGATTTATCTTTATCTACGACGTCGATGCCTGCGATGTAAGTGCCGCGCGGGATTACTCCTTCTGGATTTCTTTGTGGCTTAACCCAGATCTCGATACATCCACGTTTTTCATCATTACGGCTGAGTGGATATTTTCTAATTGGGAGTTTGTCTTGCTCTGTGTAAAATTCTAGTTCTTGTTTTTCATTAAAAGACAAGTGTCCTTTGAAACTAGCCTCAAGATATTTAGCGTACTTGCCGCCTTCAACTTCTGCTAGCTGTTCTTTTAGTTGTAGAGTTGGGAAGAAAGCGCCCTCAAGAACTAAAAACGCTTCAGATGGTACCATTGGTCCGTTGATAATCTCTGTTTGATATACTGTAGGGTCAGGAGATTTCTTAGCTATCTGACGTTTGTTCTCTATAAAAATACTTGCTAAGTCTAAATCAGTGTCTAAGTTAGGGCCTGTTTTAAACTCATTCATGGTTTTAGAGTAAGGCACAAAGTATCCTATTTTGCCACGGTGCTCAAATACATCTTCAAATTCTACGCAGTTATAATCATTAGGATTTCTAAAGATACTTTCTGCATATAATGCTGCTCTACCAGATACAAGACCTCCTGTACCTAGCGCCCATATGACAAGGTTCTTTTTAGCTTTAGATGCCTGAATCGCTTCAATGGCTCCCCAAGATTCCTTAATATTATACATGAAACCTACTTCATCTAATGCTACTAAGTTAGCACGAGTACCGTTGGCTGCTAGTGGATTATCTTTAAAGGTTCTGTGGTATAATTTAGATTTAGACTGATTAGATGTAATGTACTTGTTAGGCTGTAATGATCCTGAGAATCCTACTGCTAATGGCGCGGGGTATTCTTGATCTCCCATCTGGAACGCCCCTGGCAGCAATTCAAATGCTGTCTTCACTTTTGCTACCAAGGGCTCCGTATATTTAGTGTCGATTGCTCCAATAATACTTTCAGATGATGTAAACTGTTTTAATTTTCTTCTGTCTAAGTAATCATCATAGTCGGTGGCTCCGTCAAATAAAAAGTTATGGGCAACTATAGCAGATGTAGAGTAGCTCTTACCTGATCCACGGGCCTGTATACTCATAAAGTGTTTAGCTGCGTTTCTGTACAAAGGCTTGCCGAGATCTTTGCCGTGATGTTTTCTCAGATATTCTCTAGCAGGGATGTATTCCATACTGCTAGCTTCAGCTTCTGTTATACGTTTAAGTTTTATACTTAATTCTTTTTCAGGTCCATAACGTCGGTCGCATGTGTACTTATTGTCATTAGTAAATCCTGAGAAGCCACGGCATTCTTCATAAATTAAAAACAACTCCCAATCTATGTCCCGCAAGAAAGGCAAGCCAAAAGCTTGAGCCACAGATGAGTCGTCTTCAAACTGAATGTTATGAAAATTGACATAATAATATAGCGGGCCTGGCATCCACTTTCCAGATGACCAGTAGCCTTCTATACACTTGCGCTTTTCATCTTTCCAAAAACTAACACGTTCATAGTATTCTAACTCTGGATGATAGTTAGGAATATCCTTAAGTCTAAAGTTAGAATTGTTTACTATCATAGCTCACCTGAATCTGATAGAGAAGCAATAGTCTTCCCTTTCTTGGTTACTTTTTCTTCTTCGTAATCTTTCTTGATCTTCTTGTAATCCTCAAACATCTTAGGAGTGTTGGCTAGCATCTTGTCTATCTTAACTAACTCATCAGTGTCAGAATCTTCAATGGCTTTCTTGTAAAGATCTTTAATAGACTGATCTCTCATTGTCATGATTTCGTTCCAGTTTATTAGCGCTCGTTCAGCGTCAGTTAGAACTATGTTCTTATAAGCCTCGATGAGATCTTTATAATCTTCCCATTTAAACTTAGGGTCTTTAAGAAAGCTTTGGGAGATCACCTCTTGTTTGTTAGGATAATTAAAAAACTTAGATTCTGGGTTATAAGCATAAAAGATAGCCCAAAGAATCTTAGAGCTATCTTGTTTGTCTTTAGACTTGTCTTTATAGTATAACTTACTAAACTCGTCTAGTATAATTAAATCTGAGTTTACTTCCCAAAAGTTATTATCATGAGTTGACTTCATCTATATGTTTTTTAAGTTTTTCCCATATAGTTTCATAGCTAGCTGTAGCTATCCATTCTTTTCCTCCTGATATAATTACAGCATGAGAATCTTTAATAGTTAAAGCATCTATGTGATAAAACGTCACAGGTTTAGATTCTTGTTTAGTATCTAGTATTTCAAATGTTATGTTTAAGCTCTTGCTCATGTGGATTAGTTTTTAAATTTAAACAATAATTAGCATGGCGCAACTTTCGCTGATCAGGTATAAACTTGCCAAAGTTATCTATATGTATTACAGGAAATTTATCAGGATTATATACTCCTTCCTGTAATTTATCTTGTTTAGATATAACATCAGCTATTTTAGCGCCAAATAAATTCCAAATCTCTTCAGCCTGGGCTAAAGTTAATCCGTAATGTCGGGCAGTTTGTTCTAATATTTCGCGCTGTCTAATCATTAGGCGGTGCAATACTAATATTAAAATCTTCTTCTTCTATTACAGGTGCTTTAGAAGCATCGTATTTATACTCTGTAGGAGTAGTAATGGGTTCGGTGGCTGGGGTCCAAAGTTTTTCTTCTACAAAGTTAGCTTCTTCTTGGCGTTGCTCTATCATTTGGTCTTCGAGTTCTTCAGTAAATTGTTTTACTGGCGTACTAACTACAGTCATAACAAAATTTACTTCAAATTTAAACCCATCTTGATCAGGCTTAAATTTCAGTTCAGGATGAATAATATTATTATCATCTATTAACGCCTTACCCATGAAAGATTTCTTAGGGCTCTTTAGTCTAGAGAGAATAACATTAAACTGCTTTTCTTCTATGTTTAACCCTTCGCGTATTTCCTTACGCATATCAGTAGACAAAATAAACTTACCGCGTTTTTCTGGCGGAAGCGCTTCATATTCGTTGTCTAACTTTATGACTTCTGCTAAAACATCACGTTCTTGAGGCGTAAGGTTCAGCATGAAGTTCATAAAAGCCAGTATCTGTCTATAGATTTTTCCTTCATTAGTAGGAAGGGATATCACCTTTTTTTGCTTCATCGATAATTTCTTTTTGTAACTCTTTGTCAGTAGCTAACATCTTAGCTACCTCATACCATGAAACTAATGCTCCTTGAGTTAAAATAGATATCACATCTAATATAACATGATATTCCATGTTTTTAGCATCTATGTTATTAGGACGTTGATACTTAAACTGCTGTATGGTACGCTCGCCATAACCTGCTTCATTTACTATAATATCTACTATCCATGCTTTAACTTCTTTTTCTTCTGGATAAGAACTATATTTAAACTGCAGTCCAGATGCTATAGATCTTTCTGTAGCATTAATAAAACTTGTAGCTAGAATCTCTTTAGCAACTTTTAACTTCTCTGTCGTCGTCATCTTTAATTATAATTTCAAGTGCAAACAAAGAATCAGGACGTAGGCTATAACGATTATCAAGTACCTTACCGTGCTCCCAACAGTATTTTTTGTACTGGTCCACAATTCTTTGTTCGCGATTAAACAATTCTCCTATTTCATCTGATATGAACTCTCCAACGATCACCTCAGTAGCCTTCTATTAACTCAGGACAGAGCTGATATATTCCTCGCTGTTTAGGAATTATCAACTCTCTGTCTTTGAGACTCGCAAGCATTTTCTCTAAAGCAGGCATTGTCACGCTGAGCTTATCACAAACTGCTGTCTTGTTTGTTTTATCTGCGTACCAAGTATTTAACTCTAGATCCATCTGCTTGATGATATAGTACAATGCATGGAAACTTTTGTCGTTAGACTTTAAAAGTATGCTGTCGTAAGTATCCAAGTGTGCTATAATCATAAGGCAAATATATAAAAAATATAATAAGTAGTAAGATATTATAGATAATTTATAAAAAAGGTTTAAATACCTCAAACACTTCTTTATCTATTGTCTTACGTTTTCTTGCTAGAAAAGGATTCATCATATAGATTACTCTAACCTCTCCACGGATGTTTCCTTTAATCTGATATATTACTCCAACTTTTATTAGCTTTTGTAATAACTTAATAAATGTTGATTTTGAAGAATAAACAAGAAAAACTTGTAAGGATTCGTTACTATGAGGTTGAGGGCCATTGTAAACTATATTAAGAGGAGTTTTTAAATCTGTAGCCATCATTAAAATATTATTCATCTCTGTTCTTGATAAGATGTCTGATAAATAATTAACGGTTTTACAATCTAGTACTACGTAATCATCTGATGTAATTACTACATAATCTCCTTCTTTAGTAACTGCTACTACCATTTTATCTCTCTGCAACTCTGATGTTAGTAGCTCTCCTGTTTCTGCATTTACGTATTTTGTAAGGTCTATAGCCATTTGTTTTTTTTCTTTTGGCTTTATTATTTTATTTCCCATAAGTATGATTTTTGACAAATATACGAATAAATATTAATATATAAATTTTATAATAAATATACTCTAGGTGTCATTTTTAACACCTGTAGAGCATCACAGGTGTTATTTTTAACACCTGGGTAAAAGTGCTACAGCGTAGCAGCAGTAAGGGCTGTGGAGGTTTTTTTGTGTTTTTACGCTTATTTATTATTTGGGATCAATTTTTATATATACCCCGTAGGGCATAAAATGTAAAAAAAGTACCCCCCTATAAACATACCCCCGTGTATATTTTTTAAGATAGGTCAGTAGTAGTTACATATATTTTTTACGATACGTCAATAGTGGTTACCACCTATACCTCTGACCCCTACTAAAGTTGGGGAGGGGAGAGACCCCGCCCTGAATTTACAAACCCTAAAAACCAAGAAATCATGGGATTAAATCTTCAAGTTCTGACAGGCATCGTTAAGGCATACGGTGCTCCATTGTACAACGCTACTCCAGACGTAGACGCAGGCGAGGCTAAGCCAGGCGAATACACGCTCATGGAAGACGGACGCACTATCATGGTGCAGGACGGCGCGTTAACCTACTACTTCCCGATTCGTCGAAGCACGTTGGAGGCAGGCATCAGCCCAGACCAGGTGTTCAAGATCGGCGTGTTCAACGCACTTCGCGATGCGGACGGCGTGACGCCAGACGGGAAGGCATGGAGCATCAAGGCAGGTGAGCCACGTGCATTCGCGTTCTAACGCACAGGAGGGGGGAGCGGTGCTCCCTCTTCCCTTTTAACGGAAACTATTAATACAAACCATCATGAAACAGTTCACAAACTTCTTAACAATCTCATGTATGATATTGTTAATGCCTCTAACTCTAGCTACAATAGTAGCAGGTGATGTATGGGGCGCAGTAATATGTATGACAAGTATGCTTGCATCAATAATACTACTAAAGTTTAACTAAATCTTTAGCGAGAGGGCTGCGAGAGTGCCGAATAAATTCCCTTTAACTACCTAATTATCAGACAGATGGACACAAATATCATTCTTTCTGGAGTGGTTACTATCCTCTCATGGACTCGTAACCCTAACGCATAGCTATGCGTGATTAGCCACCTATTAATAATAGTATGGCTAAATGTTAAAACTACTGTGTTCCGACGCCCAGGAGACGCAGGCATGCTGAGCAAGGATGGGAACCTTGACATAGTAGTTTTAATTACTCTCATCCAATTGCAGGTAATGTATAATTCTCTAGAGCCTAATCTGGTACATGGTTCAAGGGTTGCAACCTTGTGAGAGTACAAATTGTAGTAGTTATTACAATCAATTTTGTTTTACTTAATACTTAAAACCATGAGAATAATAGTATCAGATTACAGAGGTAACTATGAATGGATTCGTACTGAAAGCAGTTTGTGTATGTTAACCATTAAGATTAAATATCTTTTTAAAGGTTATAGAATACACGCAACACCAATGTGGTATGCTAAGTTTATGATGAAGTATTTCAACAAGAGAACATACCAAGGTCCTAATGTTTCTTTCGAGAAATTTGACCCTTCAAAAGACCAAGTTACATCGTGGACACCATGGAATAACTTTCGTTAATATCATTTAATTTAGTATCGGCACTCTTCCTTTAACCGAGTGTCTATCCAGTAAGTTGCTGGCGTGATCTCAACACAGTACATAATGAGAATCCCTGGGTCTATTGCGAAACATTATATGTTTCTGAGTTGGATAGAATGGGGGATACGGTTACGGTGAGAACGTAACCATAAAAGCATACAATGTTGTTACCCTCAGAGTTGAAATACTCATGGTGTATGCGTTAAGTTAGCTAGACTAACTACCGAAACAACAGGTCAGCCTTCGTGACCAAAGGATAAACCAGTGATGGTATAAAGTAATATGCTCGGTAAGCATATTGCGCAGGAAGATTCCTGTCCACTGAAAGGTATTGTGTAACCTGACTCTTGGTGAGCTAGTGGCCTAACGGTTGACGCTTAGAGAGTTAGAACTTCTGACAGGCAGGAGTTTGAGATAGAAATATCAATAGACTACACAATAGATAACGGTAGTAGATCTCGCCAAGATCGAAGCTGTTATCAGTAATCTAATATCTGCTGATAGAAATATCGTGGAATACATTAGAGAGCAGTAAGTACGCTTGGCCGCTGAAAACAGAGAGGAGTCGTAACTAAACTATCCAAAAGATAGCATGTTACTAAAAGCTTGGACTACTTCTTTCATCTTCCTGGACCGCTAAAAATTATTATTAAAACTAATAATCTAAGCAAAAACGTCCACGCACACAGTAATGAAAATGCTCTTATTCTGCTGAAATATGCAGACATAGAACGCTCGCAAGGCCGACTATGAAGGAAATGAGTAGTATCCCACTAACAGGAGGCATCTTGTGAATCCCGCAAGGAAGTAGGTACGAAAAGGAACTTATAAATTGCTGTGTAGAAGTCAGACAGAACTTTATCTGTTGAGCATGTTATGTACCTGTAGAAATATAGGTGTGTGTGTTACAGCGAAAGCAGTTACAATCATAACATGAAAGGTCAACACTCAGCCTTTCAAATATTAATGCACCACAACTCACTTCCCAAGGGTGAGCAGTTTATAAGTCTTGATGATGAAAACAAGACGTATGTGATTATATGGAACGTATGCCATACACACGGAACAAGAGAGTCCTATAAACTGAGTGCAGAGGGATTATGTATGCTTGAGGGTCTCAATTGTGGTTCTGCCTACCATGAAGCAAAGGCAGGAGACCCAAAGAGCTATTAGTTATTAAACCTTTAAACCTAAAATAAATGGAAATTTTAATTAACAGATGCTATGGTGGATATGGATTATCTAACGAAGCAGTAAGATTGTATCTTATAAAGAAAAATATTGAATTTAGACTCAATCCAAAGTGTTCTTCTAGTCATTTTAAATATTATATGATAGAAGGCAATGATCAATTTTCTGATCATCATATACCTCGTACTGATCCTGTAATCATACAAGTAGTCAGAGACTTAGGCAAAAAAGCTAATGGTCGTTGTGCAGAATTAGTAATTACTTCAATACCTGATGGTTGTGAGTATTATATCGACGAGTACGATGGTATGGAATCTATTGAAACTTGGTTTGAATTAACTGAGCAGGAATTACTTAATGGTGTGTCTTCAGAAAGATTAAACCAATTAAAATCTGCTACTAGTATAAGAATAGCAAGTTAATCCTTGAACGTCTAAAGCTGAAAATGACGGTAAAAGCTTTGTTTGTTTACTAATCTAATACTATAAACTATGTACGATGCACAACTTTATGAATGGTATTTTCTTGTGAAATAAGAATATACTATAAACTCAATTAAATCATTTAAAAACTTTAATTAAGCTATAACTATGAACTTTTTAATCGCCATTTACATTCTAGCAGGTAGTGTTATACCTATGGAAGAAAAACAAGAATACTATGTTATCTGTTTTGATGATAATTCTTGTGTAGAATATGCTACTCGTGATGAAGTATTAAATTACATCAACACAGGTGAGTTTGTATACTTTCCTGAAGGACCTGCTAAAGGTTATAATTACAGAAAGCATTATAGAAAAAACAAAACACACCGTTGGTTTGATCGTAAATTTAGAAAAAATGTCTGCGATCAATACGGTAAAAGTCAGCCAGTACTTCACTGGTAATAGATCTTATAGATCTGTAAGAGCCTATGGTATTAACTACTATAGGCTCTTTTGTTTTATATTTACTTAAAACTCTTTAAGCCATGGAAGATGATTTTGTATATCAGATAAAAATTAAATGCGATGATGGCATTATATTAGTTATTTATACTAACGGACGTATGAATGATGAAGACATTATTTTAGATTTTATGTGGCAACAATATTATGATGTACAGCCAAATAAATCTAAGTACACAGTCAGTAATTTATCAAAAGAATTTGATAAATTAATTGAACTTCCTAAAAATGTATTTCAAGTTCATTTAGCGGTTAGAGCTTTAGAATATTCTGAAGATTATAATTAATTATGAAATTATTGGCTTTTCTTTTTGCTTTTACTTGTGGACAAGTAATAGCACAGGTGCCTGTATTACTAAAATCTAAAAACATAGATACTTTTGAAGTAATAATCTATAATATTGAATATCATATATCTAATGATTCTATTAAAATAGATGATTATAAATATGTAGATCTTAATACTTATTATGTTGGAGATTTAAGTTATTATACAGTGCTTCCAAAAAATAGTTGGTTTCTAGTGATTTATTTAGAACCAGAAGGTAGTACTAAAAGTTTATTTTTTGAAACAAGCGAATTAAGTTATAAAGAGCCCATAGTATTTGTGGCAGATTTTAACACAACAAAAGATTACTATGTCCAATATGATCCAGAAAAAAACATTTATTCGGGATCAGAAATAGACATACCAAGAAATTAAACTTATGGTTTAAAGGGAGAAAGCGTCAGGCAAGGTTAGTCCTCTTGGCGCTTTTACTATTATGTTCTTTTAATTTTTCATGGCCATTACTGATTAGCTACGTCAAGAAAATATCAGTAGGCAATTATATAATACTTGCTCAGTATTATATTCTTAAGACTTTACAAGTCTGTCTTGAGCACCTTAAATTATTTATTTATCTATTAAAAACAAGAAATCATGAAATCAATCGTTTTAGAATCAGCAAAAGGTGTTAAAGGTGGTAAAATCCAACTTTGTTTTTCTCAAATTGTAGATCTTGGAAAAGCTCCTACAAGTATTGTCGGTTTGCTTAATGCATCTGATGATCGTTTTAACCAACAAAAAGCTCGTTATGCTTGGTTATCTGGTCAACCTGCAGATATTAAGAAACAATTTGGTTTGGATCTTAACCTTGCAGAAGGTGAAGAAATTCAAATTGATATGGTAGATCCAAAAATTGCTGGAGATTCAAGATCTTTGAATATCCAAATAACAGAGACTACTGAAGGTAACGATTTTGAAGTTGCTAATTTTGAAACTCGTGCTAAACGAGCTGGAAAAGATGGCGATTTTATTATGAAGGATGGTAAATATATTTATGTTCGTGCTACTGTTGTAGTAGGCGAGCCTAAACATTTTGTTTACTCTGAAACTGATCGTAAACCTATTGGCAATTCTGCATCTGATGCAATTGCTAATGCTCTTGGAGAATAATCCTTGAGATAACTATTTAATAATAAGGGAGAGTGGTGTTTATGCTACTTTCCCTTTTTTTTATGATTTAGCGATTTACAAATATTATGGAGACTACACAAAATAAACCAAGAGTCCGAATGGACGAGATAGGACTATATTTACGTACTATACAAGCAGATTATAATCCAAAAACTAATCAAGAGATGGCTGACTTAATTACTCAGTTTTTTAATGTGTTATGCTTACCAGAAGATATAGATCATTATGAAGCTCTGTTTCAAGAAGAATTCCTACAACATAGGGCTAGTATAACTTCTGAAGATTGGGAATTAGAATCTCGTAGATCAGAATATTTTAGTAAATTAGGAAGGTCTAATCCTTTTCACTAAATAAACTTTAGTAAATTTCCCAAACGACATACGTTAAGGATTAGGTAAGCTCTGTTAAGAGAGGTGTGTCTTGACATGTGATTAATATAAACTTAGACACGTTAGGTAAGTTCCAACGGGAGAAGAGTGTCCCGTTTTTTATTAACTAATCAATCAATTTATGGCCCCTTTTAGAGTATTATTAATAATATTTTGTTTATATGCTACTGCATTATTAGTTTCTTTTGTAGTTAAAGAAAAAGAACCTCAAATAGTAGTAAGAACACAAACAATGGTTATTCCTCAAGACCCTGATGTATTTACTCCAGAGAAATTTAAAGAGTATTTAAAAGCTTTAAATATTAGACACTATGATGTAGCATATGCCCAGGCTTGTTTAGAAACAGGAAACTTTAAATCAAAAGCTTTTATAGTTTCTAAAAATCTATTTGGCATGAAACAAGCTAAGTCTAGACCAACTACTAATTCTGGTGAGTATTTAAAACATGCTAGATATAATCATTGGCGTGAATCAGTGATAGACTATGCGCTGTATTATAGCAAGTATTTAAGCAAGTTTAGAACTAAAAAAAGTTTACTAAACTATTTATCTAAACACTATGCTACAGATAGCATGTATGTAGTTAAAATTAAAAATCTAATAAAATGAAAAACTGGGAATATTTTACATTAGGTGTAATTACAGGAATAATAATGTGTACTGTAGCGTTGTATATTATTATTGAAATAGAACTTTAAAACAAATAATCATGGAGAATACTAAAAACATGGTTCGTTGGACAGACGAAGAAAGAGCTCTATTAGCTCATTTTGTAAGAATAGCTGAAAAAGAAAATGGTTTATCAGCTTCTGAAGGTTGTGATTTTGCAGCTAAAAAACTTGGCAGATCTGCACAAGCTTGTAGATACCAGTATTATTCTGTAATTAAAGCAAAAGGATTAGCTAATGATGCTGTTTTAACTGAATTAACAGAAACTAATACAGAGAAACAAGAAGAAAAAGAATATTTTACTACTGTTGAAGAGCTGTTAAACACTATTGAAGAGTTAAATAACAAACTTAAGAAATCAGAAGAAAATCAAGAAAAGCTTTTAAAATTTATAGACAGATGTATGGACGACTTAAATTTTAAAGTTTATGTAACATTAGCTGACACAGGTCGTATTACTCAAGATGATATTAGATACAACACAGCGTTAATATCTAGAATGATCCATCATAATCTTGAAAATTTAGAATAAAATAATTAACTTAAAAACAAGGGGATGGTGGGCTAATACCCTCACAGGCTCGCAAGAGATAGTGGTGTAATGTAACATACCTTGTTTTTATTAACCTTTAAATCAGAATAAGATGAGAAAATTATTATTTGGAATGGGTGCACTTACCTGGATGGTAATAAACCTAGCAATTATTTATTGGATAGGAAGAGGAGCTGCATGGCTTATAACACAGTCACTTGGTAGTTTTTTAGGACATCTTGCATTAGGATTAGTCATGATATTCTTTCTAATTCTATTAAGCTTCTTGTCTATAGGGCTTATAGGGATGGTCTTTGATGATCACGATAAATGGTTAGAAAGACTTAGCAGATGGTTTCCTTTTATGAATTTAAATTAAAATAAGATGAATCACAACAACAGCAATCGGGTGTTGGGCTATACTGATGATGCCACACGGTGTTTACACAAGAATCCTAATCAGGTGAGTGATTCATTTTTTAAATTAAAACAATATGAAAAGAGTAATTGATTTTTTGCTAGGAGATAAGATGTATTTCTACCTAGTAGTACTATCGGGTGCATATTTTACCTATAGAGGTGATTATACTATAGCATTCTTAGCGTTAGTACTTATTATGTTATTAATTAAGAAAAACAAGATATGAAAGAAGAGAAAACACCAAAAATTGTAGATAAAATAGTTGACTTTTTTAATTTCTGGAATAATCCAGATCATGAAGAAGGAGAACATATATCTATTAAAGAGTTTCAGTTGAGAATATATGATGTATCATATGATTTTGTATTTAGATGGTATATTACTGAAAAGGAACTAAAAGAAGTCTCTGACTTTACAGAAATTCCAATTGAAAATGACATGCTTGCACTGGGTATAGGCGATCATTCTTTAGAATTAGCAATAAGACCTGAATAGAATGAAAATTGTTAACACAGTAATGTTTGTAGTTTGGGGAGCAATATTTGCTCTTTTTTTGTTTAAATTAATTAGTTAAAATGATGAAAAAATGAGATGGTATTTTATTTCTATAGTAGCATTATGTATAATATCTGGAATATTACTTTATTATTATACAAATGCTAAAGGGTTGATTATTATTATATCAATAATCGGAGTATTAAATTTATTGGCTGCATGTTTCTATAATATGATTGTAGAAATATATGATGAAGCAGATAAAATGGACCAATCAGAAAATTAAAAATTATGAGTAGATATACTAAAGAATTAGAAGACGGTAGAAGTGTTGTTTATGGTTTTGACCATGCATTAGGTTACTTTATTGATGTTTTTGGAATTCCTGATGAAGACGGAGTGAGTGAAAGTTTAATGGAAGAATCTAGTGTATTAACACGTATGTCTAATGGCAAAATGATTGAGCTCATGGATATGTTTAATCTTCCTGAATCTCACATTGAACAAGTAGCTATGGATTTACCAATTAGTTAGTTATGAACAAGCTTATAGAAACAGTAAGAAGAAAAAGCATGGAGATTAAGTTTAGTGGCAGAAGCAGCGACTATATTACTCCATCATTCGGTTTTGGCTGTGTTCTGGAATGCGCTTATTGCTACATGAAAAGGCACAAACCAAAAGGTTTAACAATTGCAGAGAATTATAATGATATTCTGACAGCTGTTAATAACCATGCTTATTTCTATGCGGATGTAGAGAAACCAAATCAAACGGATCCTGAGTTTATCACGTATGACTTAGCGTGCAATGAAGATTTCGTAGCACATGCTAAGTATCATCAATGGGAAAAGATATTTGCGTTTTTCAGAGATCATCCTGTTGCTAAAGCAACTCTTGCTACTAAGTATGTAAACAAAGAGCTGTTAAAGTTTGATCCTCATGGAAAAGTAAGAATTAGATTTAGTCTAATGCCAGAAAATCTACGTGAAATCTTAGAACCTAATACATCAGATATCTTTACAAGATTAAGAGCTGTATCAGATTTTCTTGATGCAGGTTACGAAGTACATTTAAACTTTAGTCCTGTTATTGTACATGATAACTGGCTTAGAGATTATCGAGATTTATTTAATAAAGTGGCAAATTATGCTAATAGATATGCTTGGGATTTTGATGAAGTAAAATCAGAAGTTATCTTTCTTACCCATAACTCTCAGAAACATGTGTATAATTTAGAACATGGGATTCAAGGCGAAGATTTATTATGGCGTCCTGACATTCAGGAACATAAAATATCTTCTTACGGAAGCGTCAATCTAAGATATCGTTATGATTTAAAAGCTAACTTTATAGACGAATTTAAAAGTTTACATTCTGAAATAATTCCTTGGAATACAATTAGGTATATTTTTTAATTTAAAAACAAAAACAATGGCAAAGTATAAAATAGAAGAAGAAAAAGTATATGGCATGACTATAGGCTTTTATGTAAAAGTAAAAAGAAATTGGTGGTCTTTATGGAGATATCTTAGAGCTACTGATGGTACTATTACTAAGTATGAAACTAAGAAAGGAGCACAAGCCGCTATTAACTTAAGATCAATTAAATAACATGAGTATTTTTAAAGCTGGAATATACGCACTTTTGCAAAAGAAAATGTATCGTAGAACTAAAAGATATATGCAATTTAAAGCATTGCAATATAAACATGTTTATAACTACGAAGACTCTGATGCAGAATAAAATTTTCATATTATTATTACTTTGTTCTTGTAGTTCTAAGATTAATTATAGTGTTAAGATAAACACTGATACGTATAAATTACGTGAGAAAATAGTGCATAAGCAGACTAAAAAAATGCAACGAAAGCTCAATCGAGCAAGAAGAGTTTAATTATGATTTATTTAGTAACAGGCCAGCAGGAGATGTTTACTCCTGTTGGCTATTCTATGGCTACTGTAACTGAAGCTTTAGAATACTTGAACACTTTGGACATTATTGGTTATGACTCAGAGACTAGAGGATTTGATCCTTATACTTGTGAGTTGTTGTCTATTCAGTTAGGCGATGGAAACAAGCAGTTTGTAGTAGATACTAATACTATTAACATTAACCTGTTTAAACAGCTATTAGAAACTAAAGAGCTTATTATGCACAATGCTAAGTTTGATCTTAGGTTTCTGTATCATAAACGAATAGTGCCCAAAAAGATATTTGATAGTTTTCTTGTAGAAAGAATACTCACAACTGGTATAGACACTGCTAGAAGATCTTTAGATGCTGTAGCTTACAAATATTGTAAGATAGAGCTCGATAAAAGTATTAGAGGCAATATACATCGTGAGGGTTTATCTGGAAGAGTTATCAAATATGCTGCTGATGATGTGAAATATCTTCATCAGATCAAGCGCAAACAAGAGGTAGCATTGGCAGAGAAAAATCTAACTCGTACTGCTAGTCTTGATAATGAGTTTGTGCTTGTACTCGCTTATATAGAATACTGCGGTATGTATCTGAATCCTGAAGAATGGCAAAAGAAATGCAATGATGATCTAAAAGATATGCAAGCCATCAAGGATAAATTAGATCAGTTTATTCTAGACAACGCTGATAAGTATCCTCAATTTGTAAATAACCAGCTTTCTTTGTTTGATGAAGGCATAACCTGTAGAATTAACTGGAACTCAGAAAAGCAAGTTATACCTCTGTTTAAATCTTTAGGCATCGACACTCTTGCTAAAGACAAAGATACTGGCTTAATGAAAGATTCTATCGACAAGAAAGTTCTTGGGCCTCAGAAGAAAAAACATGAGCTTGTAGGAATATATCTTGAGTATAAAGAAAATCAGAAAGAAGTAAGTACCTATGGTGAGAACTGGTTTGAGTATATCAACAAAGTTACAGGCAGGATCCATAGTAACTATACTCAGATCATGAATACTGGTCGTTTGTCTTCTGGTCAAAAAGGTAAGCCAAAACAAGGCATACCTCAACAGCCAAATATGCAAAACATCCCTTCGGACAATAGAACAAGATCTTGTTTCCAAGCCCAGCCAGGCAACTTACTGATTGTAAGCGATTATAGCGGCCAAGAACAGATTGTATTGGCTAATAAGTCTATGGATAAGGATCTCTTGAATTTCTATGCTCAAGGTCTTGGAGATATGCACAGCTTTATTGCATCTAAGATTTTTCCTGAGTTATCAGGATTGTCTTTGGATGAAATTAAAGATCAGCATAAACAGAAAAGACAGATTGCCAAAGGTGCGGGTTTTGCAATTAATTATGGTGGCACTGGGATCACTATAGCGCAAAATCTAAGCCTTTCTCTTGAAGAAGGTGAAGAAGTATACAAAGCGTATTTTAAAGCGTTCCCTGGACTTGCTAATTACTTCAAACAAGAAAAGCAAAGAGCGTTGAGTTTGGGTTATATTCAGTTCAATGATATCAGCAATAGAAAGTGCTTTATTCCATTCTTTGAAGAGTATCAAAAATTACACAAAGAAATTTATGAAACTGAAGGATTTTGGGATAGCTATAAGTTGGAAAAGTCGCAAGATTCTACTATCTTTAAGAGTTATTTTAAGCCAAAAGTTCGGGAGTATTTTATGAAGAGAGGTGATATCGAAAGAATGTCGCTAAACTATCCTATTCAGGGTTCTTCTGCGGATATTACTAAGCTTGCTGGCATTTATTTCTTTAGGTATTTGTTGGAGAATAATCTAATGTTTAAAGTGCTTTTACCAAATGTAGTTCATGATGAATGGATTGTCGAGGCTCCTGAAGAATTAGCGGAAGAATTGGCAGATGTTCTTAAGGATTGCATGGAAAGAGCGGGTGATTTATTCTGCAAAGCAGTAAAGCTTAATGCAGATCCTTGTATAACTAAATTTTGGAAACACTGATGAAGTATGAAAATAACAGTTTTGAAGAGTATATAAACTCTTTAATAAATTCCGCTATGAGATTAAGTAGTTACTTGCCTCTTAATAGATATTTTAGAGCTGTAGAAAACGTACAAAATAGTTACATGGTTGAGTTACGTAGAATCTATGCAGTAAAACTTTTAAAAGAGGGATTATCTAATTCTGATATAGCAAGATTGCTTTGTAAAGATCATGCTACTATTAGCTACCTAGTAAAAACTACTAATGAAGACGATCCTATAAGAAAAGAAATCATAGACAAATGCGTAGACTGGATTTCTCAAGGATTGTATCCTGTAACTTATACAGAAATAGTAGTGTCTTCTGAGCATAAAACAGGCTTTAAAAGTATAGTTAATTACGAATTAAAATCAATTGAAAATGGGGGAAATAATATTAGACAGAACGGCTCGGCAGATCCAAGGATTGAGGCGGTGGCGTGAAGCTAATTTTTGTGGTATTGCTGAATATCCAACAGGTTTCGGCAAGACTTATACTGCAATTATGGCTATCAAAGGCATGATACCTAAGAAGAATATTACTTCTTGTCTTGTGGTAGTGCCTACGTTAGAACTGAAATCTCAATGGGAAGATGAGCTAAAGAAAAACAAAGTTACCATAGCAAAAGTAATGGTAATAAACTCTGCTATTAAACAGCGGCATGTTGTAGACATGTTAGTGCTTGATGAGGTTCATAGATATGCAGCTGAAAGTTTTAGAAATATATTCAACACTGTAAGTTGTGAGTATATTCTAGGCCTAACTGCAACTCTTGAACGCGAAGATGGCTTTCATGAAATTATTCTAGAGTATCTAACTGTGTTTGATCAGATCTCTGTAGACGAGGCTTTAGATAACTGCTGGATAGCGCCGTATAAAGTTTACAATATTCCGATAGAGTTATCAAATGATGATCAAATAGAGTATAACAAAGCCAATAATGCATTCAAGCATTTTGCAGCTAAACTTGGCCACGGCGCTAATGCTTTTAAGAATGCAACTAGTTATTTGAAATCATCTGATAAGGCTTTACAAGGCCAGGCAGGTGCTTATTATAATTCTTTGCGTAAACGCAAAAGTATTTGTCAAAATAATTCTAATAAGATCTTGGCTACTAAAGCTATTATAGATGTTATGGGAAATAGAAATGGTTTGATATTTAGTGCGACTACTGAGTTTGCTGAGAATCTACAAGATTGTTTAGGTGATATTTGTATGACTTTTCACAGTAAAATCAAACGTAAAGATCAAGAGTTAATAGTTAAGAGATTTAAAGACAAGCGCACTAAAGTTAGATTTTTAAGTTCTGTACAAGCACTTAATGAGGGTTTTAATGTACCTGATTGTTCTCTTGCTATTATTGCGGGATCTACAAGCACTAAACGTACTTTCATACAGCAATTAGGTCGTGTAGTCAGGAAAACTCCTGATAAAGAAGCTGTAATTGTTAATCTCTATACTCCTGGCACACAAGAAGAGGTGTGGATGAAAAAGAGATTAGAAGGAATTAATAAAGACAGGATTGCAATATGCACACTAGACGAATTTCTAAAACTGTATGAAAATGGAATTAACACTGAGTACCTCGAAGCTGAAGAGCTCCCAGCTGACGCCTGATCAAATTTATATGTTGTTTTTGCTGTATTATCAAAAATTTGATGATATAGCAGAGATATATGGAAAAGAGAAAGCAAAAGCTATTAGAGAATCTTTAGAGCCTACAAATTATTTGCTAAGTCAAGGTGGTAAGTTTACCGAGACTATTATAAGCAAGAAACATGTAGAAAAATTACTTGGTATTAGAGCGGATCAGATTAATTTCTGGGAATTTTATAATTGTTATCCTGTGAAAGTTGGAGCTCGTGTTCTTAGAGCAGCGGGCCCTAACTCACAGGTAGCATTAAAACATGAAAAGAAATATCTGGCAAGAGTTAAAACTATTGCTCAACATCAGTTAGCTATACAAGCTATTTCTGCATTTGTCGCTAAGAAAAAGCTCGTCAATGAGCTACAATATTTGCCAAATATGGAAACAGTAATGAATAACTCACAATGGGAGCAATGGGAAGTATTTATTCAAGAAACAGGAAAGGAGGAACAAGAATGGAACACGGAATCGATTTAAATTACAGTAAACAAAATTTTGAAAGAGAGATCAGGTATATCAATGAACTGTTGCGTCACATGAAATTAGAGCATAAAGTAGCTAGAAAACTAGTAGCTAAAAGAACTAATTATGAAAAATGCCTTAGTATTTTAAACGGCAGCAAAGAAACTGATTATGATCCAGAAATACCTTTGATAAATTTAAGATCGGATTTGTATTATCTAAATAAACAAGTTGAAGTAGTTCCAAATAGTCAAAAAATTATTGATCAAATAGAATATGTTACTAAACTTTTAAACGATGGCAAAAGTTAAATATTGGGATAGGCTAAAACAAGAGATTGAACGAGGCGAGAAAGGTTTAAATACGGGTATACCATTTGAAGGCTTTACTACTTTAAGTAATCATATTCAGAATATTCAGCAAAGAAGGTATGATCTAATATTTGCGCCGACCTCAATAGGTAAATCTGCTTTTTTAGATTCTACTTATGTTTACGGTGCTATTAGTTTTTTGCAGAAAAATCCTGGGTATGTCCATGATCTTGAGATTATTTATTATTCTCTTGAGATTCCTCCTGAAGATCAAATGGCTAAACATATTGTGAGTTTGATCTGGAAAGAGCATGGAATACTTTGTGATACTAACGAAATTAAATCTAAGGGTAATTTAACAATACGGCCAGAAGTCAAGCAATTACTGTTAACCTATGAAGAACGGATGAATGAGATTCAAGAGAAGTATATTTACTTTAAAACTGCTCTTAGTCCAAAATCTTTGTTCAGGGATCTAGTAAGCTATGCTGAACGACGCGGTGTGTTTCAGCGTGATGACGAAGGAAATATTTTGAGTTATACTCCTAATAATCCTGGATTAATCACACTGATTATTATCGATCATATCGGACATATTAACTACAAAGACTTTAATAGCAAAAAAGAAGCAATAGATATGGCATCTAAGCATCTTGTGTTTTTCAGAAACATGTGTAATTTTAGTCCCGTTGTTGTATCGCAGATTAATCGTGATAAGAATCAAAAACATCGTCAAGCTGAAGAAGGTTGGATGCCTGAACTTCAAGATATCAAAGACACTGGTAATCTTGCAGAAGATGCTAATACTGTAATGGGTATAGAAAGTCCATTTTATGTAGGTGTTGATAACTGTTTAGGCTATGATATCACAAAGTTTAAAGATCGTTACCGACTACTTAAAATCTTAAAAAATCGTGACGGCAAAAGAAATTTGCTTGTCAGTTTTTTGTTTATTGGCGAATATGGGGGTTACTATCAATTACCTCCAATAGAAAAGTTAACAGGCAAGCCTGAAGAGCTTAGAAAAATTGATGAATATTATCGTAACCAAATAAATAAACAATAATGCCAATTGTAAAAACAATCGTAGGAAATATTCCTGAATTATTTAAAGAAGGCAAAGTGCCTAATTTATTAGCAAATCCCACTAATTGTCAAAAAGTGATGATAGGATTAGGGGCAGAGCTTGCTGAAGAATTTCATATTATTAATGATGTAGATCATGGTTTTCCTTTACCTGCTGAATATAGAATAGGTGACTATTCTGCAGTAAGATTAGGGGAGCAAGCTACTATCCTTAATTTCTATGTAATCATGGAACCAAATGGTCATTTTGAATACAGCGCATTAAAAAACTGTCTTAAAAAATTATCTAACGAAGCCCAAGCAGCAGGTACTTATATTCAGCTTACTTTTCCTTTAATTACTCCTTCTGAATATGGAGCTAAATGGGAAATAGTAAAGAGAATCCTTGATACTCAAGAAAACTTACTAATAACTGTAGTTCAACATGATCAAAGAGAAGTACGAGTGGGTGAAGGAGAAGCTGACTCAGCATCCTGAATTAAGAGATTCTAATGAAAGATTGTATTATCACTATCTTAAAGAGATAGGTTATGATATAAACAAATCTTTCAAAGATGCTCTAAAAGACATGGAAAAAAGAATTATTCCTTATCTAGATAGTTTTGGTCGTGCATCTCGCAAAGTTCAAGAAGAACATCCGCATTTAAGAGGTAAATCTTATGGTAAAAGAAAGGGCGAAAAGCAAGATAAAATACGTCAAGAAATTAGGGATTTGACTTAAAATTCAGTATTTTTATTAAGTAGTAAATTAATCTAAAATCAAACATTTATGGGGCAATTAGTGTTCCTGGTTGGAAAATCAGGTATGGGGAAATCTACCTCACTAAGAAATCTAAATCCAGATGAAACTGTGATCATAAACACAGACCAAAAGGCTCTGCCGTTTAAGCAGTTTAATCTAAAGTACAACGAAGAAAAGCGTAATTATCGCAAGACTTCTGATGTTAGTGTAGTTATAGCTACATTGAAAAAAGTCAATGATCTTCCTCATGTAAAGACTATTATTATCGATACATGGTCAAGAATTATGACTGATGCCATTATGAATCCTGCATTTAGAGCTGAAAAAGGCTTTGACAAATGGACTAAGATGGCAGCTGCCCAGTATGATCTGATAAACTTTATCAATGACTCTATGAGAGAAGATATAATAGTTTATCTGTTTGCTCATCCTGAAACGCATTTTGATGAAGCAGGTTTTGCTTCTGAGCGTATCGGTGTACAAGGCAAAATGCTAGAGAGATTTGTGCCTGAGTCATTCAGCACAATTGTTCTTTATGCTGAGATAATCAAAACACCTGGGCAACCTAACAAACATGTATTTAGAACTGTTTCATCAGGCTCTGATACTTGTAAAACTCCTCTAGATATGTTTGAGGAGACAGCAATAGACAATGACTTGGCTATTGTTAATAATGCAATTCGTGAATATTATTCAATTTAATTTTAAATCAAAAACAAAACAACATGGAGAATGTAGTTTGGGGCGAAGTACCCGCACAAAGAACAAGAAAACAGGAGCAATTTTCTCATCCTGTAGTAACAATGTCAGCAATTGATAAACCAGGTGCTGGCCGTAAATTTAGTTTTAACAAGGCAGCTCAAGAAGCTCTTGGAATCAAAGGCGAAGACAGAGTTAGCTTTGGTTTTGAAACAAACGGTAAAAGAATCTTTATCCGTAAAGCAGAAGGTGATGCTGGTTTTCAGCTAACTAAAACTTGTACTCTTAGCGATAAGAGAACATATGAGTTTATTGCAAAGCGTTGGGATCTAAACTCAGAAGTAGAGAATCATTTAGCAATTGCTATGGGAGATTCTTATGGTGAGTTTCAATTGATGACTTCTACTGAGCCTACAGTTATTAATACTGTAGAAGAAGTAGTTGAAGAAACTGTAATTGAAGAGGAAGTACTTCCAGAGCCTGCAGTAGAAGAAGAAGTAGAATATCATTTAGATGCTAAAGTAGATACTGATTCTACTGCAACTGATATTGATGAAGACGTTTGGTAATTTTTTTAACTTTTTAAACACACAAAACAATGATTAATTTGAATGACGCGTCTTTTGACGCAAAAGAAGGAGCAGCAATTTTTAATGACGGTAAAGCTGGTATTGCTGAAAATGTAACTTTGTCTATTAGCAAAAAGAAACCTGAAGATAAAGAAGGTTCGCCTGATTACAAGCTTAGTTTTACTGATGCAGCGGGTGGATCTTGCAACAGTTCTTTTTGGTATGTAGAAAAAGCTACTGAGTATTCTACTATCGATGAGCAAGTAGCTAAGCAAGGTAAAGTAATGAAGCATGTGATTCATGCTATCTATGGAAACACTTATCAGTTTCCTAGCTTTAACTCTGCTCGTGAAATGCTAGATGGCTGTATGAAAATCATCCGTGATGGTTTGGCTCAAGGACCTAAATTCCGTGTATTTGCTAACTATGGTACTACTAGTTCTGTAAAGAATTATATTCAGCCTCGCAGCTGGGTGCCATTTATGGAGCCAATGAGTGTTGCTCTTGCAGACACAAGATTGAAACCAGGAAATCTTGACGCTATGGCTAAGCTTCAAGCAGATAACGTTGCTGCACCTGCAGCTTCTTCTGCGGCAGCTGCTACAGTAGATGGAGATGATTGGTAATAATCTTTAACTTTACAGGAGGGAGTTCTAACAGCTCCCTCCTTTTATTTTATGGAAAAAATAAATCTTAATTCTATTACGTTTAACAGCTTAATTACTAGAGAAGATATATTAAAGCATGTTACCCAAGAAGAAATTTATAGTTTTTATTTAGGAGAAGACGTAAGCAAACTAGGTGTTTTTCATAGTCCTCTTCGTGAGGATAATATTCCATCATTTGCACTTTATTTTCATAAAGTTAATCGTAACATATTAATGTTTAAAGATTTTGCTACAGGAGACTGTGGCGACTTTGTGATATTAGTACTTAAAATGTTTAATCTCTCTTATTCAGAGGCATTAAAGAAAGTTGCATTTGATATGAAACTGGCTGAGTTTAATATTAACGTGTCCCAAACTCCTGTTCAATATACTAAAATTATGCAGAAAGATTCTGTAGAACTAGGTATTAAGATTAGATCTTGGCAGGTACGTGATAAGATTTATTGGTCAGCATTTGGAATTAGAAAAAAAACTTTAGAAAAGTTTAATGTTTATCCAATTGATTATGTGTTTTATAATACTACTGCTGTAAAAACAAGTGACTATGCTTATGCATATGTAGAAATTAAAGACGGCAAAGTAAGTTATAAAATCTATCAGCCATTAGAAACTAAAATTAAAAAATGGATTAACAATGCAAATTATACTGTTCATCAAGGCTATACTCAGTTACCTTCTGTTGGAGATTTATTAATTATAACAAAATCTTTAAAAGATGTAATGAGTCTTCATGATTGTATGGGAGTAAGTGCAATAGGCTTACAATCAGAATCAGTTATGATGAAAGAATCTGTTATGGACGAGTATAAATCTAGATTTAAAAAAGTAATATGTCTGTTTGACAATGATGATGCAGGTAAGAAATTATCTGAAAGTTTTACTGCTAAATACAATGTCCCGCACTTCTTTGTGCCTGAATTACCTAAAGTAACAGACTTTAGTGACTTAGTAAAAGCAGTAGGTGTAGAAGAAGCGGTTAAGATTATTAATACTAAAATTAAAGACATATGGAATTTGTAGATTTTGTAGAATGGTTAGAAAATTTGCCTACTCAAACATTAACAGATGAGTTAAAAGAAAGTATTATTACTGAAGTAGACAGTTTAATTTTTGATATAAAAGAAACAGTGTTTGCAGAAGGTATTACAGAAGGCAAAGAAAAAACTGTAGAAATTATTAAAGATTTTTTAGATGATAATTTATGAATAAACAAGAATCTCTTAGTAAAATTAGTAAAGATCTAATGCTAAAAGAGCCTTATTATGGGTTTTTCTTAATGGCACTAAATAGAATCTGGACTAATAAAGTTCCTACTGCTGGTGTCAGCAAAGATGGGATTAATTATAGGTTATATATAGGCGAAGATTTTTGGACTGGTTTATCAGATAGTCATCGTAAAGGTTTGCTTAAACATGAGTTACTTCATATTGCTTTTGGTCATTTGACAATGTATTTTAAATTCTCCAATAAGCGCCGCGCTAATGTTGCGATGGACATGGAAATAAATCAATACATTGATGAAGAAGATCTGCCTGAAGGAGGAATTAAGCTCAGCGATTATGAAGATTTAAATTTGGATCCTAAAGCTGGTTGTAGATATTACTATGATAAGCTTAAAGAACTAGAAGATCAAAAAGAAAAAAACGGATCTTGTGGTAATAGCAACATGGATAATCTTCTTGATGGCATAAAAAATGGCGATATTCCTGATCATAGTACTTGGGAAGAATTTGAAGGTTTAACAGAAGCTGAAGAAAAATTATTAGATAAGCAGATTCAAAGGATACTTAACGATGCCGAACAAAAAACTAAATCTCGTGGAGGACATGTGCCTGATGAGATAGCGGACAAAATTATTCTCGAAGAAATTCTTCCGCCAAAGTTTAACTGGAAGAATTACATCCGAAGATTTACTGGAGTAAGTACAAAGATCTATACGAAAAAGACTCGTCGCAAAGACAACGTGAAGTTTCCTGATAATCCTGCTTTAAAAATTAAAATGCGCCAAAAGATGCTGGTTGCTATCGATACTTCTGGATCTGTAAATAACGAAGAGCTTAAAGAGTTTATGAATGAGATTCATCATTTACATAAAGCAGGAGTTGACATCAGAATCATTCAGTGTGATACGGTAATAAGATCTTCTAAAGATTATGACGGCAAATTTGAGCTAGACATAGTAGGTCGTGGGGGAACTAGCTTTGATCCTGTATTAGAGTTTTATGGGGCACACAAAGAATACACTAGTTTGATTTATTTTACTGACGGAGAATGTTCTACAAGCATGAAACCGTCAAAGCCTGTGTTGTGGGTTATATCTGGGCAATCTCATATGCCAGAAAACCTTCCAGGAAAAGTTATAAAATTAGAATTATAAAAGAAAAACATTATGAGTCAAGTACAGTTAAATATTGATGAATTAAAGGGATTTTTATCTCACATGGTTAAGAATAACCAACACATTCAGTCAGAAGGTAAAGTGCCTGTGACTATTAATATCATGGGCGATGCGGGCCTTGGTAAGACTTCAGCTATTTTGCAGGTTGCAAAAGAAACTAACATGGACATGGTTAAGCTAAATTTGGCTCAGTTCGAAGAACTTGGTGATTTGATCGGCTTTCCTGTTAAAGAATATCAAGTTAAGAACTCCGAGGGTAAAACTTTATGGATTACTGAACAAGAAATTGAAACAGCTAGCTCTAAAGGATACAGAGTTGTAGGCAAGCGTATGTCGCATGCTGCTCCTGAATGGATTCAAGGTAAGGGCGAAGGTGGTTTCTTGATTCTTGATGACTTTACTCGTGCTGACCATAGATTCATGCAGGCCGTAATGGAGATTTGTGACCGTCAAGAATATGCTTCTTGGAAACTGCCTAAAAATTGGCATGTTATCCTCACTACTAATCCTGACAATGGTGATTACAATGTCACTAGTCTTGACGTAGCTCAGCAAACCAGATTTATTTCTGTAGAGTTAAAATACGACGCTAATGTCTGGGCTCGTTGGGCAGAAGAAGTAGGTATCGATGGTCGTTGTATAAACTTTATGTTGATGAATCCAGAGCTTGTAAGCCAGAGAGTGAATCCAAGAAGTATTACTACGTTCTTCAATGCCATCAGTTCTATTCAAAATTTCTATGATGAACTGCCGCTGATTCAAATGATCGGCGAAGGTTCTGTTGGGTCTGATTTCAGTTCTATGTTTGTGATGTTTATTAACAATAAACTAGACACGCTGATTTCTCCTGAAGAAATTATGACCAAAGACGAGAAAGCAGTATTTGAGATTCTTGAAAGTATTGTAGGAAAAGACGATGAGTTCAGAGCAGATCTATCTAGCGTAATGGCAACCAGAGTTGTAAACTATTGCTTGACTAAAGCAAAAACACAACATGTGCCTGATAGCATGATAAATCGTTTGGCTAAGATCACTACTACTTGTACTGCATTTACGGATGATCTTAAGTATTATATCTCAAAAGAATTATTAGGCGGGAACAAAACTAAGTTTGCTAAGCTTATGTTGGATCCTAAAGTTGCTAACATGGTAATTAAATAGTCATGAAAACATTATTAAAATTTAATGGAGATGTAGATGTTAATGGAAATTTATGTGATATTCATCTAGAGCAGGTGCAAACTTTAGATCACAAAAATCCCTTTACCATCGTCAAGAAAAAAGATTATACTCCTAGTTTAGGAGATAAGTTTTATTTCTTGCCTGGCGTTAATATTCCTAGGGTAAAAATGAAAGATTTTACTGCAGAGTATAACGTAAAAGTTGTCAGAGATATTGAAGATGCTACTGTTGTATTTGGCAGTAATCTAAGCAATAAAAAAGTTTTGACAACTAACTGGCTTTATACTATAGGCACAATAGAATTTACTAATTGTTTTAATGCATTGGTTGAGTTAGGCATACTAGATCAACAGACTATAGAGCGTGTGAACACAGCTTTAGAGTTTTATACTGAGCCTAGGATTATTTCTAATTATAGAGCTATTGCTATGATGGGCGACGATAGTTTGTATAAAAGCTTAATTGTTAATCCTGCTTATGAGTTTAATCGATCTAAACAAAGCGAATATGTAAACGAAGTTGAGGAAGATTATCTCGACATAGTGAACTATCTAGATGGTAAAGAAGTTCTTGATGAAAGTTGCATATTAGATCTTTTAAATGGCGAAGATGCTGTGTTAATCAACAAAGAAGTATATGGACAGTTAGCAATAATGTTGCAAAGCTCTGATGCAGATAATCATGTTGTTGCTATGGAGATCTTAGCTAACTGTAAGTATAAAGAAAGTCTGTACTATATTTTAAAGCTAATGAGTCAGTATTCTTCGCAGATGATGGGTTGCAGAAGTGTCGGGCATGTTAATTTTAAAAGTTTGTTGAGCTATTTAGGCATAGACAAATACGGCATGAAGTTTACAACAGACGGGCGTATTGCTAAACTTATGGATAAGGGAGTACTAACACCTGGAATGATTACTAGTATTATTAAAGATGATCTTTGTGATCCTAATAGTTTTTATTCAAGTATGGTGCAAATCAAAACTCTTACTGTAAATGACGATATTCTTAAGTATTTCAATAAAAATTATACTTTTGATCTATTGCCAGACTTTGAGCCAATGCCTGAACCAGATCCAGAACCAGTAGTGCAGCCAACTCAAGATCAACCAACCTGGCTGTAAACAAACATGCGTAATTATGGTAAGTGAATTAAAATTAGAGTTTCCAGAGTTTATTACGCATATACCTCAAAGTAAAAAGATATGGGTCAAAATTGGTTACAATAAGATCCATGCCTCTGTACATTATACCACGCGGGCGGCTTTAGTAGCTGCCATGCATGGGTATATTGAAAAGCATATTCCTGAGAATCTTACAATCCAGGGACCTGTAGAGACTAGATTAACGGTATATGCTCCTATAAATTTCGGCAACATGAAAATGGTTATGGACAAGGAAACAAACAAACGTAAAGTGCAATGGAAACCTGCCCCTGCTGGCTATAAGCCTAATTGGGATATAGGTAATCTAGCGTTGATATGGCTTAAGTGTTTAGATGATGTATTGATCAAGAAAGGAATACTTCCTGATGACACTGTTGAATATCTTCGCCGTACTACTTATGAGTTTATTCCTGTGGCCAACCTAAAAGACAGAAAACTTGTGTACAAACTTAAAACCATAAAAAGATAATGGGGGAATACAAAGAAATCAGTAAATTAAATCAAAGTCTCTTAAAAAAGATTTTGGTTAGTCCAAAGAGTTTTTTGGATGCACAACGTAAGTATCAAGAAGATGATGATAGTACTGAAGATCATTTTGTTTTTGGAACCATGGTAGACATAATGCTAACAGGTACCAAAGAAGAATTTGATAAAAAATTCTATCGCATTCCTGATAATATTAAATGTTCCGATGGTGTTAAAACTATTGTTACAGGTGTATATCAAGAAATCAAAGAAGACGTGACTCCTGTAACAGGGATTAGCAACTACAAAGATGTTATTTTAAAACACTGTAAGTATCAAGATTATCAACCTAAATGGAAAGATGATACCAGAGTAGATAAGATAATAGAGCAAGGTGCAAAGTATTTTAATATTCTTGCAGAATCAGAAGGAAAAACTACTGTTACAGAGAGTGAATATTCTAATGCTGTATCTGCAGTAATGGCTCTTAAATCAGATAAATTTATTAGGCCATTTGTAGATAAAAAGTATGATCAAGAAGTAGAATTTTGGGATAAACCAATAATACAGTTTAACATAGACGGTATTGATATTAAAGGCGAGTTAGATCGTGTGGTGATTAATCATAAGACTAAAACAATTACTCCAATTGATTTTAAGACTACAGGAAAGAGTATTAATAGCTTTCAATCAGACTTTTGGTATTACCGTTATGATTTTCAAGCAGCTACTTATCGAGTGGGCTTAGCTCAGCATTCTAGAATTCAAGAACTCCTTATGAAAGGCTATCAGCTAAATCTTTTTCACTATATTGTAGTAGAAAAGAGTCTTCAAAATCTTCCTATGATTTTTATAGTAGGAACAGAAGTAGACAAAGTAGGCTATAGTGGGGGTGAATTGTCTAATGGAAAAGTTTTAGAAGGCCTTACTCAAGCAATTGCTAGGTATAAATATGCTGAAGAAAACGATGCTTGGGATTACCCTATGGAATATTATTTAACAGGAGGATTTATAATGATAGAAACATGAAAGAGATAAAATTCACAAAAACTGCTACTTTCTTATTTCCATTACTCCAAATACCTAAAAGTTTATTTGATTGCGATCTTAAAGATAGATTTGGCAGACTAAAATTTAATAATAGATTTATTAATGC